TAAAACGATATAAAGGCGACTGTGAAGATTTTGCACTAACTACTTTGTATCAGCACTGCGACGAAAGCTTAGCTAAGTTTTGGTGGATGCTCATAAGTTATAAAGCACAGATAACTTACTGCTATGTTAAAGAGCCTCATAGAGGACACGCAGTTTTACGGATCGAAGACGATTGGACAGACAACATATTTGGTAAAGTAGTTACTCAAGCAGATATGATTGATTACGGATACGTTTTCGATACAAGATATTTTAATCCCTTAACAGTAGCTATAAAACTACTAAAAGGGAAATGGTGGAAGTACAAAGCATGATAGAAGTTAGTAGGCAAGATATAATCCCAGATTATCTTCTTGACTTTCCAGCACACGATAAGTTCCTCAAGCTCCCAGTAGAGCCCTATATGGATTTACTGGGTATTGAGGCACTCCCCTCCCAAGTAGCTATTATAAATGCAATCAACTCTCCTAAGTATAGATTCGTCTGTGCTGCCGTTTCACGACGTCAGGGAAAAACTTATATAGCGAATATTATTGGGCAACTGGTATCTCTTGTTCCTGGTTCCAATATTCTTATTATGTCCCCCAACTATGCCTTGTCTCAAATTTCTTTTGACCTCCAGCGGACGTTGATCAAACACTTTGACCTAGAAGTTACCAAAGACAACGCAAAAGATAAGGTTATTGAAATATCTAACGGCTCTACAATCCGGATGGGATCAGTAAATCAAGTTGACTCCTGTGTTGGTAGATCGTACGATTTAATTATTTTTGACGAAGCGGCACTAGCTGATGGTAAAGATGCTTTCAACGTAGCACTACGTCCCACGCTAGATAAAGACAATTCAAAAGCTATCTTTATTTCAACACCACGGGGTCGCAACAACTGGTTCGCAGAGTTTTTTGATAGAGGCTTTGATGATCAGTTTTCAGAGTGGGTATCTATAAAAGCTACTTATAAGTCTAATCCTCGTATGTCAGAGAATGATATCTTAGAAGCTAGAAAGAGTATGTCTGAGGCAGAATTCCGACAAGAGTATGAGGCTGACTTCAATACTTTTGAAGGACAGGTATGGAGCTTCGACTTCGAGAAGTGCACTGGCTCTTTTCAGGATATGGAAACTAAGCGCATGGATATATTTGCAGGACTTGACGTAGGCTATAGAGACCCTACTGCATTTTGTGTACTTGGTTATGACTGGGATGAGCAGAAATACTATTTACTTGATGAGTACTTAGATGCAGAGAAGACAACTGAGCAGCATGCTGGTGAAATACAGAGACTGATTGACAAGTGGGATATAGACTATATTTTTATTGACTCTGCAGCTCAGCAAACACGCTTTGACTTTGCACAGAATTACGATATTAGTACAATTAATGCTAAAAAATCAATATTAGATGGCATAGCAAAGGTAGAGGGAATAGTAGATAATGACTGTTTGCTTATTGACCAGACCTGCACAGAAACTTTAGCAGCACTTGACCAGTACCAGTGGGACCCTAACCCGAATCTGCTTAAAGAAAAGCCCAAACACAATAGAGCCTCGCACATGGCAGACGCACTAAGATACGCCCTCTACTCGTTTGAAACATCAAACAGTGGTTTTTAACGATACCATTGCAAAAATAATATTTGACATGGTACCTCAAACTCGATATAATTCTGGTATTAGAAAATGAATTTAAAAAGAGACATCGTAAAATACATAAGAGACAAAGCGAAGAATAAGTATGAAAAAGGCAGTGAATGCCGAATATGTGGAGAGAAGGCTAAATTAGACTTCCACCACTTTCATACGTTAGCCCCTCTTATACATGCTTACGTAGCAAAGAACAAACTAGACCCTAAGAATGTACTTTCTTTTAGAGAAGACTTCATAGAGGAGCATCAAGCAGAGTTATACGAACACACCGTAACTCTCTGCAATGCTCACCACTTACAGTTGCATTCCATTTATGGGAGAAACCCTAGCTTAGGTACCGCTACTAAGCAAAAGAACTGGGTAGAGATTCAAAGAGAAAAACATGGCATGGTATGATAGATTTATAGGCAAAGATGTAGAGGAAAAATTAAATCCTGCACAACCTTACTATGACCATAAAGTAGAGTCGTCTAGAGAGAATGTAACCAGCTATGAGAGAGCCTATGAAGATCTAGAGATCGTAAATAGGGGTGTCAATATAATAGTAGATGACGTCTCTGAGATTCCTATATCTGTAGGCGCTCAAATACCTGGAATCCAAAGTGTAGTAAAAGGAATTAAAAGATCAAGAGTAGAACTGCTCTTGAATAAAGAGCCTAATCCTTTTCAGGATATCAGTACTTTCAGACGTAATCTAATTACTGATTATTTAATAGATGGCAATATATTTATTTATTTTGATGGTGTACACTTATACCATCTACCTGCGGACAAGATGACTATTCACGCTAGTGATAGTACTTACATCGAAAAATTTACATTTAATCAAACAGTAACGTATAAGCCTAGTGAAATTATACATATTAAGGATAACTCATTCTACTCTATTTATAGAGGAGTATCTAGACTAAAGCCCGCATTACGTACAATGGTGCTTATGCGCAGCATGAGAGACTTTCAGGATAACTTCTTTAAAAACGGAGCGGTACCTGGTTTAGTACTCAAGTCTCCTAATACTCTTTCGGAAAAGATTAAAGAAAGAATGATACAGTCTTGGACTGCTCGTTATCGTCCGGATACTGGAGGTAAACGTCCTCTCATACTAGATGGTGGTATAGAACTTGACAGTATTTCTAACGTAAACTTTAAAGAACTAGACTTTCAATCAGCAATTGCTGAGAATGAAAAGATTATACTAAAAGCATTGGGAGTCCCTCCTATACTATTAGACTCTGGCAACAATGCTAACATTCGTCCTAATATGAGAATGTACTACTTAGAGACAATTTTACCTATAGTTAGAAAGATTAACTTTGCCCAAGAACGTTTCTTCGGATTTCATCTTTCAGAAGATATTAAAGATATCCCGGCTTTACAGCCAGAGCTACGAGACGCGTCGGCCTACTATACTTCCTTAGTAAACGGAGGTATAATATCCGCTAATGAAGCTAGAGTACGACTTGGTATGGAGCCCGCAGAAGGGCACGATGAGATACGAGTACCCGCAAATATAGCCGGCAGTGCAGTAAATCCAGATGAAGGCGGAAGGCCTGATCAATCCGAAGGAGAAGAATAAAATGGCATTTCGTCAAAAACAACAAGTCCTAGATATGGCTTATCAGCATTTTAAAGAATTTGAACTACCTCTAGATATAGACTATAGAGCCTACGTAAGTATAGTAGGAGCTAGGAATGCTATTCACCCAATATCAGTTAAGAGAAGTTTTAAGGCGTGGAAATATGTACTACACGCACTTAAAATTACGCACAAAGATTTAAGCGTTAAACCCGTAATTGTGCCGACTCCCCCTCCTCCTGCTGCAGAGCCTGCCAAAGATCCTTTGGCAACTTTAAGCAAGGCTGCTAATAAAGCAGAAAAAGAGATGAATGATGAATAAAATTTTCAATCTTACATCTACTTTCAAGTCCCACTCTAATGATGACGGAAGCGTTATGATTCGTGGAATGGCAAGCACCTCAGATTTTGATCGAGCTGGTGACGCTATTTCCGCAGAAGCGTGGGCGAAAGGTGGACTAAAGAACTTTGAAAAGAATCCTATTATTCTTTTCAATCATGATTACGACCGTCCTATCGGTCGTGCTACAGGCCTGAAAGTAACAGAAAACGGCCTGGAGTTAGAAGCAAGGATTAGCAAGTCAGCACCTGCTAATGTTTGCGAATTAGTTAAAGAAGGTATCCTTGGAGCATTTTCTGTTGGTTTCCGAGTCAAGGATGCTGATTACCTATCGGAAACTGACGGACTTAAGATTAAGGACGCTGAATTGTTTGAGGTATCGGTTGTTTCCGTTCCCTGCAATCAAGAAGCTACTTTCTCGCTAGCGAAATCTTTTGACTCAATGGATGAGTACGAAGAATTCAAAAAAACTTTCACAAATCGTGTAGATCTAGCCGGTCAGACTCTGGCTAAAGACGAAGTTAATACTTCTAGCGTAGCTAGTGATACACCGGACGGAACCGAAAAGGTTCAAAAGGAGATACAAATGTCTGAAGTTAATACTCCAGAAATCGACTTAGCCGCATTTGCAAAGCAAGTAGCAGAAGAAACTGCTACCAAGATTGCTATGAAGCAAGCCGAACAAAAAGCCGCGGATGAAGCCGTAGCACAAGAAATCGTTGAGAAGGAAGCAGCAGACGCTGAAGCTAAAGCTCAACAAGAAGAAACAGTTAAAACTGCTGTAGTATCTGGTGTACAATCAGGTGCCGAGCGTCTATTAGCTGACATGCAAGCAGACTTCGCATCTAAAGGTGTTGAAACTGCCGAAGTACTAGAAAAGTACAAGTCTGAGTTGATGGAAAAATCAGCTGAGCTTGAAGCTATGCGTACTAGCAAGCGTGACTTCTCTGGCCGTACAAACGGCGTAGACGTTAAAGCAATGGGCGGTGACTTATTGTCTGCTCACATTCTTGGTAAGATTACTGGCAAAGGTTGGGATACTAACTTTGGTCGTGAAACTCTAGAAAAAGCTGGCGTAACATATACTGGTACTGCTGGTGATGGTTCTGCAGTTGGTGTTGACGTAATCGTATCAAACCAGTTTGAACAAGAAGTTCGTCAGGCAATGAAGGTTGCACCTTTGTTCCGCGAAATTCAAGTTTCAAGTGGTGCTACTGTACTACCAATCGCTCCTGATACCGAAGCTG